AATTTATGAGTAATACTATAGATAATCGTGTAGTTCAGATGGGTTTTGATAACAAACAGTTTGAAAGCGGCGTTAAAACTACTAATGATTCCCTTGCTAATTTAAAAAAGAGTTTAAATCTTGATGAGTCAGCTAAAAGTTTAACAAATCTTTCTAATGCTGGAAAATCATTTTCTATGGCAGGAATAGGCGAAGGTGTTCAGCATATTTCTGATAGGTTTTCTGCTCTAGGAATTATTGGTTTCACAGTTATACAAAATCTTACGAACGCTGCTATTGATTATGGACGAAAACTTATAGCTTCTATAACTGGACCAATGAAACTTGGTTTTCAGGAATTCGAAACTCAAATTGGTTCTATTCAAACCATTTTAGCGAATACCGAGTCTAAGGGTACAACTCTAGATCAAGTTAATGCGGCTCTAGATCAGTTGAATGAATATTCGGATAAGACCATTTATAATTTCACAGAAATGGCTAAAAATATTGGTACCTTTACTGCAGCTGGCGTAGATTTGGATACATCGGTATCAGCCATTAAAGGTATTGCTAACTTAGCTGCTGTTTCTGGATCCACCTCACAACAAGCTGCTACAGGAATGTACCAGTTATCACAAGCTATATCTTCTGGTACTGTTAAATTAATGGACTGGAACTCGGTAACAAATGCTGGCATGGGTGGTGAAGTCTTTAAAAATGCGTTGATGGATACCGCTAGAGTTCATGGTATAGCTATTGACGATATTATTAAAAGAGAAGGTAGTTTCAGAGAGAGTTTACAAACTGGTTGGCTGTCAAGTACTATTCTTACAGAAACTCTTTCTAAATTTACTGGCGATCTTACTGCCGAGCAGTTAAAGACGATGGGCTATACTGAAGAGCAGATTGCTGGAGTTATGAGATTAGGTGAGATGGCTAACGACGCCGCAACTAAGGTGAAGACCTTCTCTCAGCTTAAACAAACTTTACAAGAAGCCCTTCAATCAGGATGGGGTCAAAGTTGGAGACTGATCATTGGTGACTTCGAACAATCAAAACGTTTATTCACCGAAATTAGTGATACTCTTGGTGGATTTATACAAGCCTCTTCTGATGCTCGTAATAATTTTCTAAAGGATTGGCAAGAAGCCGGTGGACGAACCTATCTTATTCAATCAATTAGAAATGCTTTTGAGGCTCTTCTTAGTATCCTTGCTCCTATCAAGGAAGCATTTAGAGATATATTTCCTCCAGCGTCAGGAAAGAAACTCGCAGATTTAACTTTTCTTCTTAGAGAATTGACTGAGAAATTAACACTAAGTAGTGAGACAGCAGATAAATTAAAAAGGATTTTCAAAGGTTTATTTGCTGGATTAGATATTGTAAAAGAAGCTGTTATAGCTTTAGTTGAGAGTTTCTTCAAACTTGTAAGTCCTTTAGCTATTCCTGCTGGTAATAGTATTTTAAATTTCCTTGCTAAAATTGGGGATTATTTAGTAGGTCTCAGAGATAGTGTAAAGTTAAATGATTCTTTCAGAAAAGGTATTGAAAAGATTGGTACTGTTTTAGCTGCATTAGTAGTTAGCATGAAAACTATTGGAGAGAAAATTGTATCTATTTTTGAGCCGATTAAAGAATCCATGGGATCTGCAGGGATATTTAATACGATCACCTCTAATCTAAAGAAGTTTGTTACTAATTTACGAAATGCCTTTAAATCCTTAAAGAAAATCGATGTTACTGCTATTACCTCTTTTATAAAAGAGTTTACATCTAGATTTACTGGATTTCTTACTGATCTAGTTGAATTAGGATCGGAAGTTGGAAGAGTTTTAGGTGGACTTGGAGAAAGAATAAAAGCAAGATTTGGTCCTCTTAAAGATCTAGTAAAAGATATTGCTAAAATCTTTGATCCTATTGGAGACTATATATCTACAGCGTTAAAGAAGCAATTTTCTAAGGGGGCTGAGTCTGCGTCTGGAATAGGTGAACTAATTGGAAAGTTTTTCCAAACTATAAAAGACGCATTAGGAAAAATAGATTTCAGCAAATTCTCCTTTGATGAATCTTTTGATGGACTAAATAAACTTTTTACTGGTGGTCTACTTTTAACAATAATGAATTTCATAAAAAAGGGCGGAAGTGTATTTGATGGACTTAATGGAATGTTTGGTTCTGTTAAAGGAATAGCAGATAGTGCTAAAGGAACTGTCGATAAGTTTTCTGGCATATTTGATGGAGTTACTGGAAGCCTTAAAGCTATGCAAGAGTCTTTAAGATCTAAAGTACTTCTTAATATTGCTATAGCAATCGGAATTTTAGCTTTATCTCTTGCTTTACTTTCTTTAATAGATTCCAAAAAGTTGACCATGGCTTTAGTGGCGGTAACAACTTTGTTTACAGATTTGTTTGCTGCCATGGCTTTATATCAGAAAGTTTCTGGAACTAAGGGAATGATAGGAATGAGTGGTGCGGTATTGTCTATGGTTGGCGTTGCTGTTGCCATGCTTATTTTAGCTACGACCCTTAAGAAATTATCTGATATGGATCCCAACAAACTTCAAGTTGGAGTCTTAGCTTTAACTGGCATATTAGCTTCTATGGTTCTATTTGTCAAAAGCTTTAATAACGTTAGAATGAATGCTGGAGTTGGATTAGCAATGATTGGTGTTGCAATTGCTATCATGCTAATTTCCAAATCTATTGAAAAGCTTGGAGAAATGGATCCAGAGGATCTAAAACAGGCGTTAATAACTATTGGCGCTATCCTTGCTGAAGTTGCTTTGTTTTCTAGATTGACTGGTACCTCTAGTTCGTTAATTGCTTCAGGAGCTGGTTTGGGTATTCTTGGAGTTGGATTATTGGTGTTGGTTGACGTTTTATCAAAGATGGGAAATTTAAAGATAGATGTTGTTAGTCAAGGATTGGCAGCATTAGGAGCATCTTTAGCCATAATTGGCGTAGGAATGAATTTGCTTCCGAAAGATGTACTTATAAAAGCTATAGGGCTTACTATAATCGCCGCTGCCTTAATGATTTTATCAAAGGCTTTAAGCAGTATGGGAAAGATGAGCTGGGACGAAATAGCTAGAGGTCTTGTAACACTAGCAGGAGCAATGCTAATAATAGTTCTTGGTGTTACAGCAATGCAAGGAGCAATAGGTGGAGCTATAGCATTGATTATAATTGCTGGAGCTTTAACTGTTTTAACTGGAGTTCTTAAGGTTCTTGGCTCTATGAGTCTTGAAGAAATAGGACTTGCGCTTCTTGCTATAGCTGGAGTATTTCTTGTCCTTGGTCTTGCTGGTCTTATCCTAACGCCAGTTGTTCCAACTTTGTTGGCTCTTGGCGGAGCTATGTTGTTAATAGGGGTAGCATCCCTTGCTTTTGGTGCAGGGGTAGCTGCTTTAGCCGTTGGTCTTGCTTCTCTAGCGGTGTCTGGTATTGCTGGAGCTACCGCATTAGTTGCTATGGTGGGAATACTACTTGGTATTATCCCCGTAGTAATTGTTGCGATTGTTGGTGCGATTATCCTCTTTGCAAAGCTAATTGCTGAAGGTGCTCCAGTTATAGGTGAAGCATTAAAGACTATGCTTTTGACTTTAATAGGTGTTATTATTGAGGTTGTTCCTGAGTTTATTAATGGGCTGATGTTTCTTGTTGGTGAGTTACTACGAACCTTAGCAGAAAATATACCTGAGTTTATACAGTCTGGTATGGACATTCTTCTGGGTTTCTTAAAAGGTATACGAGATAACATCAATGACGTAGTAACAACAGCAGTAGAAATTGTTACAGAGTTTATAGATGCTGTGGCAGAAAAACTCCCAGATATTATAGATTCGGGTTTCGCTTTAATAGTTGCATTTATTGATGGTATAGCGGCGTCTATTGAAGAGAATGGACCAGCATTAAATGATGCTATTTTAAGGCTTGCTGATGCTATCGTTAAAGGCTTGTCTGATGGTCTTGCTTCTGGTACTAAGGGTGTTATTAAAGCTATAAGTAAACTAGCTGGTGCTGCTATCGATGCTCTTAAGACATTGTTAGGAATTTTCTCACCATCTACAGTGACTACAGAATTAGGCGAATTTACTGGGTTAGGGTTTGCAAAAGGGTTGATTAGGCTTGGAAGTAAAGTTCATGCTGCTGCTTCTGGTCTTGTTGATGAGGCTGTGTCAGGATTAGGATCTACGATTAGTCGTATTAGTGAAGTCTTTAATAAAAACTTAGATACTAGTCCAGCTATTAGACCTGTGATAGACTTAACTGGAGTCCTTTCTGGAAAAGATCAGATCGATGGAATTTTCGCAAAGACTGGAATAAACATAACTCCTACTTTCAATAAAGCACTTCATGCCTCAAGTACAAGTGGATTGTTGGTTGATCCTTCTCATCAAGAAGCATTCGGAAAAGCTAATCCTTCTATTTCGCTTGTCCAAAATAACTACTCTCCTGAAGCATTATCGAGATTAGAAATTTATAGACAAACAAGAAACTTACTATACACTTTGAAAGGGATTGGATAATGATAGATTCTATAAAGGTGACTAATCCTTTAGGCGAGTCTATTACTATGGAGCTGGGGTTCCCGGAGAAATCCGGGTTCCTCATCCGTAGGATAGAAGGACTCGGACCTAGTAAGGCTACTATTGGTACTACAGAATTATCTTACGTTGATGGTTCTGTGTTTAACTCTTCAAGAGTTAATTCTAGAAACATAGTTTTAACTCTTGGTTTTTTAGAGAACCCAGATATAGAAGCTACTCGTTTAAAATCCTACCAATTCTTTCCTATAAAGAAAAGGATCAAAATGGAAGTAAAGACCACTACAAGAGAAGCTTATACTTATGGGTATATAGAATCTAATGAACCAGACATTTTCTCAAAAGAAGAAAGAGCAGTAATTTCTATTCTTTGCCCAGAGGCTTATTTTTACGAGAACAACGATCTGGTTACAGAGTTTTCTACTGTAGTACCAGTATTTGAATTTCCTTTTTCTAACGAATCGACAACTTTGAAATTGTTAGAATTTGGCGATATAGCAATACAAACATCAAAGAACATCTATTATACTGGAGATTCTCCAGTAGGAGTAGTGTTTAATATACATGCTATTGGTTCTGTTAATGATTTATCAATTTTGAAAGTGTCTACTGGAGAGACTATAGCTTTTTCCAGCGCTTCTATTATTGCTATAACTGGAGCAGACATTTCAGCTGGTGATGATATAATACTCTCTACTGTCGTAGGAGATAAGTTTGCTCGTTTAATCAGAAGCGGAATAACCTACAATATACTAAACTCTATTGGACAATATCCTGATTGGTTCCAGATTGAACGTGGTGATAATCTATTCACCTATTCAGCAGATACAGGAGTTGATAATCTTCAATTCACTATTGTAAGTAAAATAGCTTATGAGGGAGTTTAAGTATGGAAGCTGTTTTATTAAATGCTGGATTGGAATCAATAGGTTATCTAGATACTTTTCAATCTTTTTTATGGATTGATAGATTTAATGAAGCTGGAGAGTTTGAAATTTTAGAATCTCCTAGAACAAACGTTTTAACTTCACTATCGCAAGCACAGTATGTGCTTTTTGAAGAATCGGATCATGTAATGGTCATTGAAAGTTTAAATATTCATACAGATCCTAAAGAAGGAAATCAACTTTTCATAAAAGGAAAAAGTTTAGAATCTATACTTGAAAGAAGGGTTGTGTGGGATCCAATTACACTTTCTGGAAATCTTCAAACGGGAATTCAAACACTACTTAATGATAATGCTATAACTCCTACTAATACCGATAGAGATATTACTCTTCTTGAATTTTTAGCTTCGACAGATGCAAACATTACCTCTCTAACTATGGACGAACAATATTTAGGAGAGACTTTATATGAGGCTATATCCGGGCTTTGTATAGCTAATGGTATAGGATTTAAAATTATCCTTACTGCTCTTGGAAAATTTCAATTTCAATTGTATTCTGGAACGGATAGATCTTACAGTCAATCTGTTAACCCTTATGTTGTATTTTCTCCTAATTTTGATAATCTTGTAAATGGTGATTATTCTATTTCTTCTGAGTTTATGAAAAATGTGGCTCTTGTTGGTGGAGAAGCTGGTGTTGGGAATATAAGGACTTTTACGAACGTTGAGCTTCCAACGGGAGTTTCTGATCTAGCTCGAAGAGAGGTGTTTGTGGACGCTTCTAGTATAGGTAGAACTTTATATGGAACGGAAGCACCATTGACTGAATCAGAATATTTATTAGTTTTGCAAAGCAAGGGTTATGAAGAATTAGCAAACAAAGTTATGTTGGAAGTTTTCGATGGTCAGTTGGAAATTGGTGGAAACTACGTATATGATGAAGACTTCTTTATGGGGGATGTAATTCAAGTTGCTAATGAGTTTGGACATGAAGCTAAATCTCGAGTTATTGAAATGTTATATTTTCAAGATCCAGCTCGTGTTAATAGAATTCCTAGATTTGTAGCTGTTTAAGGAGATTTAAATGACTTTAACGTATGGATTTTATAATTCCGTTGCAAGTGACCGATTATATGATGCTGTTCAAATGGCTGCCATCATGGATGGTGTAATCGAAGATGGTGTATTTCCTTCTATTGGAAACAAGCTATTTGTTGTTCCGAATAATCTTTTAACGGTTTCTGTTGGTTCTGGTAGAGCTTGGTTTGATCATACTTGGACTTTAAATGATTCGAACTATAATTTAACTTTAGATGCTGCTGATACTATATATTCGAGAATTGATATTATAGCGATCGAAGTTAATGCGGAATTGGCAGTGCGTGCGAATAGTTTGAAAATTGTTAAAGGTACTCCATCTAGTAGTCCAGTACCTCCAACACTGACAAACACGTCGACCATTCACCAATATCCTTTAGCGTATGTTACTTTGCCACCTAATATTACTGTTATATTAGCCGAGCATATCTCTATCAAAGTAGGGACTGTATTATGTCCTTATGTTTCTGGTCCTTTAGCGGTTATTAAATATGAAGAACTTGTATATTTGAAGGTGTTTTGGTCTGACGAAGATATTGTTACTGGAGATGGCAAAATTTATCTCATAGTCCCTCCATATTTAGTTGGGGATATCACTGATTTTGATATTTGTTTGGTGGTTCCAAGTACAAGTGGATTAGTTACTGTCCAAGCAGCTAATTGTGGAAGCGATCCTGGTGCTGCTGGTACTGATATTTTAAGCACAGCAGCTAGTATCGATGTTGGTGAATTTAGTAGTTTAACTGCTTCTGCGCAACCCGTGATTGCAAATCCAGCCTTAGCTTTGGGGGACTATATTAGGATCGATGTTGATATTTCTGGTACTGGTGCGAAAGGATTGGATGTCTTCTTTATTGTGGAGAAACAATCATGACAGTAATAGTTCAAAAAAGACGAACGTCCGGATATGCTATTCCTTTGGGTGGTGAAATATTATGGTTTGGTATCGCATCTCTAATCCCAGAAGGTTGGGGTGTTGACGCTTTTGCAGCAAGTGTATTTATAAGGGGTGCTGCTGAAGGTCAAGCTACCAATACTCCCGCTAGCAGTGCAACTCATAGTCATGCGAATCCACCAATCACGGGTAGTGATCCAGACCATACACATCCTACTGGTGGTGGAAGTTCTGGAGATGCTAGTGGATCTACTGGATTTTTCAATTCTGGAACAGATGGAACTGCTGGCCAAGGTCACAGTCATGGTGTTCCAACAGGAAATTCTGGTGCTGGTGGTGTACATAGTCATGGATTATCAGGAACAGTAAGTGTTGAAGTATATCCTTCATATAGTAGGATGTATTGGATTAAAGCTAGTGCAGAGGTAAGTGTCCCAGTGGGTGGAATTATAATGTGGGATCGTCCTTTAGCTAATATTCCAGATGGTTTTCTAATATGTGATGGCGGTAACGGCACACCAGATCTTAGAGATAAGTTTATTTATGGTGCAGCAATAGATGGTGATATAGGCGTTGTTGGTGGGTCAGATACACATGTTCATGGAAACTCAAATACTGGTGCGGCTGGAACTCATGCACACTCTTTGGGTGGAGAATCTGGTAATTCTGGAGAAAATCAGAATGGTTCTGGTTTTCAAGGAGTTCAAGTATCAGCTCCTCATACTCATAGTATTGATACTTCTGCGGATGCCGATTCAAATCATACACATGCTATTGGAAACACAGAGGCTGGAACTACATTGCCTGTCTATCTAAAGTTGTATTTTATTATGAGGACGATATGACATTTAAAAACTTACCTATCGGCTCAATTATTGCATGGGAGAATCTTACTATTCCTTCTGGTTGGGTTGTTTGTGATGGATTAAACGGAACACCAGATTTGAGAGATAAATTTGTACGTGGTGCTAATGCTGACGGTGAAGTAAAAACTACAGGAGGATCTAACTCTCATCTTCATAATAATCCAGCTACTGGGTCACGAACTGCTCATAATCATGGAGGTGGTAAAGGAACAGGTTTTAGTGGAGGTCCCACACAATGGGTAACTAGTGGTTCTGGTGGAGATGCTGCATCAGGCGGTCACAGTCATGCTGTTACTGTTCCAATTACAGCCGCAAATGCTCATCAACACACAATTACCACAACAGACTTTGCTAGTACTATTCCTGTCTATATTAAACGCGTGTTCATTCGAAGAAATTCTTAGGAGATGATAAAATGATTTTTAGTAATAAAGTATATGATGTGCTTAAATGGGTTACTCAAATTGCTCTTCCCTCTCTCGGGACTTTATATTTTGCCTTATCTGAGATTTGGCATTTTCCATACGGACCAGAAGTTGTAGGAACGATTGCTATTGTTACTACAGCGTTAGGTGTTATGCTAGGAATCAGTAGCTATCAATACAAAAAAATGGTGAGAGAATCATAT